TGTGCGCAAATAATATTCCTTATTCAAATCAATATTTTTCAATATTTCTGCAACATCGGATGCTTCTTTTTTAACGCTATAATTCGTTATATTTGCATTTGCTGTTTTGAATGTTTCGCTGATAACCCAATTTGTTGAAAATGTTTTTTGACTATTTCCGCCCCTGTAATCAGTAACATCAAGGCCTGTTTTATTTGCGCAATATGCAAATGCAAGTGATGCACATGATCCCGTTGTTTGATCTCCGCCCGCAAGTTTTTCAATGATTTCCTGTTCGGATAATGCAGATTTTAATTCTTCTACTTCTTTATATTTCACGCCATTTGATTCAATATCCCTCATAACTTTATCATATGCATCTTTATCGCCATGTAATTCCGCAGGCTGTGCCGCCTGTGATTGTGCGACAATGGGCCTGCTTGCCGCCTTTTGCAATCTTCTGGCTTTTTCCGCATCCATCTGCGTATCATGCATTGTTTTATCCCTGTCATAATTCACGCGGGAAATTGATCCATCCGCACGCCTAAAACCCAGAATATGCGTATGCATCGAACATCTGCAATTCCACACTTCTTCAGAAGGCCCGTGCCCATCTGCGGGATACATACATCCATTGCTGAATTCTGCATCAATATCCTGTTCTTCTCCATCAATATCGATGTGGGATTTTCGCGTGCGATCATCTGGCGTTGCCATCCACTTCTTTTTCTGTACCACGCCACGGGCCTGCAAATCCTTGTATGAATCAAGCCTGCCGCCATTTTCCGCGCTTGTTGTCATTGTGCGGGCGTTCCTTGTGGCGGATGCCTTATTGTTTCCGATCACTTCCAGAAGGCTGTTCGCAATTTTCGGGATGCTGTAACCGTTCTGGATTCCCTGCATCAATTTGCTTCCCATCTGCTTTTCATTCCATCGCATATCTTTCGGAATATCGATTTTCTTCTGCGGCAATACAACTTTCCCATCCTTCTGCAACTTGCGCACGGTTGATTCATCCACAAGGGCAAACGAAACAAGATCTTCTTCATAATTGTATTCGCTATTCGCCCAGATATATTCCTGCCTACTCATTGCCATATACTTCAATCCCCGCCCTTCTGCATTCTTCTGCAACTTGATTGTAATTGATCGCGTATATTTCTGGCATTGCCTCATTTACCGAATCAAGGGCCTTTTGATTTACTTCCGCCAATACGGATGCAATGCGCCGCACAAGCCTTTTGTATTTCTTTGATTCGATCGTCAAGGCCCGTATCGCGTCCATATAGGCCTTTTTACATTCATCTTCGATATCTTTACCCTTTGCATTGATATACGCCCTGTATTCGCCTTCTGTGCGCTTCTGTACTATCTTCATATATCTGGCATATTCCTTTTCAATGCGAATCAAGGCAGGATCTGTTTGATATATCCTGCCTTGTGCTTTTTCAATGCCCTTTAAGATCTTATCTGTTTTTCTGCGTGCTTCATCCATTCTTCATCGCCTTTAATGTATCCAGAAGGGCCTGCATCACATTCAACATTTCGCGCTTCCTTTCGGGCGTTGCCGTTTTTGTGAATTTCCGCAGAATTTCCAACTGATTCCAAATAGTGCGGATCGCCTTCTGATTCGCCGCCGCCTTTTCCGCCGTTTCCTTTTCCGCCTTGCCTGCGGATCCTTTCGCCGCCTTTGCCGCCTTCGCCTTCTGCGGCGCGGCATACTGTGGATTGTTTTTCAGCGCGGCGATTTGCTCCTGCGCCTTCATGGAATAATCCGCACGAATCTTATCCTTTTCTTCCTGTGTGGATGCCTTCGATAATGCGGCATTCATTTCCTTTTTCATCTTCTCTTTGACAAGCCCCGCTTGAATTTTCCCCGCAGGATTCAAACCCGCAACGGATGTTCCCAATAATGATGCGGATCCCGCGCTTTTTTTGCGGCCCTTGCCCTTTTTGCGGCCCTTCTTCAATCCCTTTTTCTTGTATTTCAAATAATATTCATGGGCCTTTTCCTTATCGTATGCCATTTATTCCATCCCCTTTATCATATCTTCAAGCATGGCAATGGTATCATCCAGATCCGATGATTCAGATTCGCCTTCATCTTCATCTTCCAGATCTTCATCTTCATCCGCAAAACGATCCGCTTCTTCTTCATCCTTGCGCATAAGGATTTCATCGATTTCATCGATGTTCAAGAATGGAAGATGCTTCAAGATCGTTTCGTCATCCAGATATTCCGCAGATGCAAGGATCATGTTCGTTATTTCTGGCTGATTCGTTGTTTTCCGCCTGTGATATGTGGGCGAATCCTCTTTACCTACAAGGGCAAGAAGGGCATCGATGCATTCCGTGATGCAGTATTCAAATCCATCACATTTCAATTCAAGTGATTCATATGCGGATTCAATCGCCGTTGCCGTGACATTTCCCGCAGATACCTTATCCGTATCAAGGGCCATTGCATCGCGATACAGGGAATCCCGCAGATCCTGCAATCCTGCCTGCCGTGCTTGATACGGCACATCAATCGTGTGCGCTTCTGCCGTGCTTCCCTGCTCATCTACAACGGCGGCCTTCACCACTTTCATGCGCTCAATGAATTTCGCAAGATCCACATCATCCATGCCGCCTGCATTAGTGATTGTCCAATATATCTGCGATGCATCATCAAGATCATTCGCAAGGCCGCTTTGAATCAGATCATATCCATCGATCTTTTCCCGCAGGCCGATCAATTCTGATTGATGTTCCCTGTTTGCCCACAGCGGAACAATCGGAAAGTTCGGGTAATTTTCGCCATCGATGATTTCAACGCCATCGGCAACGGATACGCGCTCAATCAGTTTGTATGCGCGTTTCGGCTTCAATATTTCGCCCTTGCCCTTCTTCCAGATGTATTCGGTATATCCATCTTCTTCATACAGCGTGGCCCTTAACGGCTTATCATCCGCGATCTGCCAGAATCTTATGCCTGCATGAAGGCCGCCATCTTCTTCCCCGAATAGCGGCACAAATTCCGTGGCCTTGAATACATCCACATGATCCAGATTGAAGAAGCAAAACGAAACGCCGCCCCACAGGGCATATTCGCCTGCATTATACAGTTCCTTGTCGAATATATCCCCGCCCAATGCTTCCTTCGTGGAATCGTCATTGAATGTAACGCCGTTACCCAGAAGATACGAATTTTCCTGCTTTACAAATATCGGGAAGAATCCATTGCAGAATTTGTAATTCGCTGAAAAGTTATCGGGCACGGCTTCGCCGCTCATGGTATAAAGCAACTTGCGATAACGCAGGATTGTTGTATTGCGCCTGCGAAAATAATCGTATCCCGTACAGGCTTCCCCGTATAATCTGCTGTTTTTATAATCCACGATCGCCTGCGCCGTGAATTCCATCTTATTGCCCGCGGCTTTCAAATCCTCATAGGTTTTCATTCGTGATCCTCCTATCACATATATATTGATTGATATGCCCCTTCGCGCTTCGGATACAGCAACCGTGCAAGGCACGCCGCATCATCTGGCGCATCATCATGTTCTGCATCTTCAAAATAATCGCAGATCTGTTCAATATATTCCTTATCCGTGCCATCAACGAATATCAGATCTTTCCAGATCGCTTTTAGGTGCGTGACGATTTTGATATATTTGTTCTCTTTTTCTGCGTATAATATAACCTTTGCGCCCATTTTTCGCAACTCTTTGGCAACAAAACCTTTATCGGCATTTGATTCATTGTACAATTTCCCGCAACAGAATCGGGAATAATCCGCCATAATATCCCCGTAACAATCTTCCACATGATTCCTTCTGCATTTCCCGTACAGATAATACTTCCCGTCATGCTTTGCCATTATTCCCCATGCCGTAAAATCTTCCCCGTAAAATGCTGAATCCAGATGCATGATGCCGTTCTGGATCGTATCGATTCCCGCGCCTGTCTGCGGATCTGTAAATATAACATCTTCACTTGCAATAATCCGCAATTCATAGTTGCAGGCAAACAATGAAGGGATCATGCTATCCTTTATTGCCTGCAATTTATCGGGCGGGATCAATCCTGTGTGGTAACAATCACAAATATCAATATCATCAATCAGCGAAAAAACATCTTCACTATGCCATTTTGTGCCTGTATTGATAATGCGCCCGCCACGGTTGCGGATGTTCTGCAATTCTTGATATTGCAATTTTGTGCGATCCCGTTCTGCCTTGCTGATCCTGTCCGATATATTACAAATATCATCGGTAATTACGATATCCGCGTGCTTTCCTGTGATTGATGATTTTATTCCGATTCCCAATAACTGCGAGGATCCCGATGCGGATTTATACAGATTCGTTGTGATTTCCGATGCGCTTACTTTATCCAGAATTATCGGGCGTTTGTATAGAATGATTGAAAACTTTCGGAAAATATCGGATTCAAGGGCCTTGCGCACCATGCGGATCATTTCGGCAACATCATTATCCGCTTTTCGCAGGAATATGATATTCTTCTGCGGATATACAAGCATTAACAATGCAATGCATACCGATAATACAGATGATTTGTATGATCCACGATGCGCCAGAAGTGTATAATCGCCATCATCGCAAATAATATGTTTCATCCAATCATTATGCGGTTTTTTGCGCACATCGGAAAAACCCACATCCTGCGCCACAAGATACGGGTAATTCTTCACGATCTCAATTACATCTGCAACGGCCTTCTTATCCATCATCGCGCCTTGCCATAAGATCCTTCACATATTCCACAGATGCATCATATTCCAGATCGATGTTCACTTGTTCAACCTTTTCCACAGGCTTCTGCCCTGCCGTATCGCGCAATACTTCATATGCCTTTGCATCACCTTTTAACGCCTTTTGTAACTGCGCAAGCGTTATTGCTTCTGCGCCAGATTTCATTGTGCCATCCTTGCCTTTTATATCCATTTCAAGCACCATCTGGCACATCTTTCGCAGATCTGCTTTTTCTTTACGCGCTTTGCCAGATGCAATGCCCGCTTTTCTGGCGTTATCTCGGCGTTCTTTCGGAGTTCTCTGATTATTCGGTATCAAATTTTGATCGTTCATAATAACACCGCCTTTCGCCCTGTCAATTTTTCCCATCTGGCAATAATAACATCAACATAATGCGGATCAAGTTCGCACATATAGCATTTGCGGTTCAACTGTTCGCAAGCGATCAATGTGCTTCCGCTTCCGCCGAATAGATCCATAACAGAATCATCTTTTTTGCTATACTTATTTAAAAACCATGATGCAAGCGCAATCGGTTTTTGCGTGGGATGATGCCGCTTGTGATCGAATTCTTTTTCTGTACCGAAAATGCTAACCCATTTTATCCTTGCAATATCTCTTTTGTGCCTATTTTTACTCCAACATAATTCAAAGCATGATCCATACATTTTATCACTTGAATAATCTGCTTGGATATCATCATTGCCATTTGCCCTTTTATCCCATACGATCCACGATCCATTGTTTTTATTCGGCAATAATTCAGCGAAATAATCCGCTCCCCATAAAAACATTTCCTTTGCATCAATTTTAAGGCACGCATTTATCATTTCTGGATGAAATTCATCCACTTTGCCCTGTGCATATTTTTTAC